AGCATGTTAGTTAGTGCTTGCGCTAGTTTAGATTATGATGTTAAGAACAAACTAAGCACTGATGTAGTATCAGGAATTAGACAAAAGACACTATTAAATTTATTAAATTACAACCCTAACCCATTTCAGTCAGCTCAAGAATTTAGAACAGCTATATTTTCAGATTTAGTTCTTGATGGTAATATATTTATGTATTATGATGGAGCACACCTCTATCACTTACCAGCTACTAATGTACAGATACAACCAGACGAAAAAACCTTTATAAAAAGTTATACTTATAATAATTCTATAACTTTTAAACCAACAGAAATTATACATATTAAAGACTTAAATAGTGAGTCCATATATCGTGGATCTAGTAGATTAGAGTCTTGCTCTAGATCTATGCAGATTATGTATAAAATGCAAAATTTCCAAGACTCCTTTTTTGAAAATGGAGCAATACCAGGAATAGTGCTAACAAGTGAAAATACACTTAGTGCACAAGCAAAAGAGAAAACTATACAAAACTGGACTGCAAAATATAATCCAAAAAATGGGGCCAAGCGTCCTATGATTCTGGATAGTGGACTAAAACCTTCTAATCTATTAAACACTAGTTTCCAAGAAATGGATTTTGATACTTCTATTAAGTCTCATGATTCAAAAATCTTAAAAGCAATCGGAGTCCCTCCTATTCTTTTAGACGGTGGAAATAACGCAAATATATCGCCCAATTTAAGATTATTTTACTTAGAAACAGTTATGCCTGCAATACGTAGGTACACTTCTGCCCTAGAAAGATACTTCGGCTACGATATAGATGCAATAACGTCTAATGTTAGCAGTTTACAGCCAGAATTAAAAGACATAGCAACCTACCACTCCACATTAGTTAATGCAGGAATACTGACACCTAATGAGGCTCGTGTAGAATTACGCTACGATAAGATTGCAGGTATGGACGAGATTAGAATCCCAGCTAATATAGCAGGTTCTGCGGTCGATCCTTCGCAAGGTGGGGCCCCTACTAAAGACAGTATGGGCAATTAATAAGGAGTCATATGGATAAAAATAAAGTATTATATGTAAATAGTACTTTTACTAAAGCTGCTCCTGCAAACAATGAACCAGCGGATTCTATTTATATTGAAGGGTATGCAAGTACCACAGATGTAGATAGGCAAGGGGATATAGTTCCTGCCAGCGTTTGGGAAGCAGGACTTAAAAATTACCTCAGAAATCCTATCATATTAGCACAGCATGATCATGACGATCCTGTTGGACGTATGGTACAACATAGGATTGATGGCAGTGGTTTATGGATTAAAGCTAGAATTTCAGCGGCAGCTGAAATTTATAATTTAGTAAAAGATGGGGTTTTAACCGCATTTAGCGTTGGATTCAGAGTACTCGATGCTGAATATAATGCTGCAACCGAGTTATTTGTTATCAAGAAACTAGAACTAGTGGAAATTTCCGTAGTTTCAGTACCTGCTAATCAAAATACTCTATTTAGTTTGTCTAAGGCATTTAACGATGCTGATGAGTATAATCAATTTAAATCGCAGTTTGCACCCAAAAGCGAATCAGCTAAAGGGCTAGAATCCTCAACGGAAGCAAACGGCATATCACAAAAGGAATGGAAAATGAATCCAGAAGAAATCAAACAAATGGTTGCAGACGCAGCTAGAGCCGCAGTTGAACAAACAACTAAAGCAATGCAAGATGCAGCATCAGCTCAAGCCGAAACTGAGCGCTCAAAAGCAGCTGAAGAAGCCTCCCTAGAAGCACGTATTAACGCCCGCGTTAAGTCAGCCCTAGAAGCCGCTACTCCAGCAGTAGTTCAATCCGGCGAGTCAGGTGCAGAGCGCCTATTAGCTGAAGTTGAAAAACGTTTCGAAGAGCAGTCACAAACAACAAAGCAAGTATTAGACAGCCTACAATCAGCTCTAGCTGAAAAGTCTGCCGAAATCGCAGCTATCCAAAAGTCAAAAATGGCTTTCTCAGATAAGTCTGGTGCTGACGGTGTTACTTACCAAGAAAAAGAGCAAGCAGTTATGCTTTCTACTATTATGGGTAAGTCACTGGACCAAACTAAGTATGGACGCGCACTACTAGAGAAGTCTAGTGTAGCTCACGTTCCAGGTGCTACACCATGGGAAAATGAAGTACAATTAACAATGGAAGATGCACTACGTCGTAGACTAGTTATCGCTCCTATGTTCCGTCAAATCCCAATGAAAACCAATGTATTAAGTATCCCTGTAAATCCTGAAGTTGGATCTGCAAGCTGGGTTACAACATTCAGTGGTGGAACTGCCCTAGAATCAGGTTCTGGCGGATCAGCGGTTGCTCACAAGCTAGCTGAAGTTACTCTAAATGCCTACAAAGTAGCGACAAAAGAGTATGTTGGATACGAAGAAGAAGAAGATTCTTTATTAATTCTTCTACCTATGATTCGTGATGCTATGGTTCGTCGTTGCGCTAAAGCAATCGATGGTGCCCTACTAACAGGTGACGGATCTACAGTACCTATCAGTGGCTTATCAAACCGTGCAGGTACTTCAGGTACTAATGCAGCCCTACTACAAACAGCTGCCAATGGTGCTGTAAGTATTGCTAAACTACGTGGACTACGTGCTCAATTAGGCAACTATGGTATCGATCCAGCTGACGTAGCATACATCGTTAATAACGATACATACTACGATCTATTAGAAGATACAACATTCATGACAATGGAAAAAGTTGGTCCTTTAGCTACTGTTATCACTGGTCAAGTTGGTATGATTGCTGGTTCCCCAGTTATCGCCACAGGAGAACTAGCTGCCAAAGCTACTGGTGCTGTCACTGCATTGACTAACATTGCTGCTCTTGCAGTTTATGTTCCTAACTTCTTAGTCGGTGCTCAACGCGGTCTACGCATTGACACACAAGAGTTAGCAGCTGAACAAGCCCGTGTAATGGTTGCTTCTATGCGCGTTGGAATGGCTCAAATTACAGCCAGCCAAGGTGTTAAAGCCCTTCGTTGGACAGCTTAATTTATTAAGCAAGACAGGACTCAGGTCCTGTCTTTTACATATCTTGCTAGTCAGGATATGTAAAAGACAAAAGGAAATATTATGGCCAATCTAGTAACCAAAGCAGAATATAAAGCTTATGCTGGTATATCTAGTACTACGCAAGATAATTTAATTGACTTCTTAATTCCAAAAATATCTGATGCTGTAAGAGGCTTCTGCAGAAATCCACTAATAGATACCCAAGAGAGTGTCATAGAAATATTTGATGGAGGTAATCCAGTATTAGTACCCTCTAGCGGACCAGTAGGAGCAATTGCTTCTGTACAGTACTCCACTGACTACGGCAAAATATATACAGACATGGTTCAATATATAGACTGGATCTATGTACAAAAAGAACAAGTAATAAAATGTGTATATAGCGACGTATTTCAGCTTAGACCAGCAGGTTATAGAGTAACTTATACAGCCGGATATGATGGATGCCCTGAAGGATTAAAGCTAGGAGTACTAGAGTTTATTAACTACTATATGCGACATGAAAGTACAGTTCACTCAAATTCAGCCCCTGGCGGTAGTGGTGGACAAATAGAATATATAATGCACAGTAAACTACCAGCAGCAATACAGCGTATCTTTGACCAGTATGCGTTAACGGTAAATTAATATGTCAATAGCGGAATTTAGTCAAACTCTAAGAGATAGAATTTTTAGTAAGTTTAATCAGATTAAAACAAGAAATTTAAGAGACGACTATTCTAAATTAGTAGAATCTGAAAAATTTCGTAAAAAGTATGAAGCCGCTAAATTAGGTGCCTCTTCAGTAATTACTGAAGGCTCTTTAAATAAGTTAATAAGTGATTTAAATAAAGATATAGAAAACGATACTTTAAGATCAGCTACACAAAAATTCTTAAAAAGCATATCTTTACCAAGATTTATAAACTATATACAAAGCACTACTTATTATGATAAACTAGTGACAAGAATTCCAGGAGAATTTAGGCTAGAAGCAGTACCGCAAGATACCTTACGCAAATTATTTATAGAGTATATAGAAATAGAGTTAAGCACTTTTGGATTACCTCATGCAACTGAGGTAGCAGTATATGAACATATTAATCATCATATACAGTCAGGACATTTAGCAGGAGTTTTCTCCCTACGTCTTAAAGAAGCACTATTTTTAAATGTAACAGATACAGGCACAGGATATAGAGATTTTAAGCTAGATCTAGGCGAGGGAGTCGATAAAACCTCTATAGATACCTTAGAAAGAATAATGAAAGTAGTACTAGATGCAGACTACTTAACCAGTAATATTGTAGACAGAGAGAGTATATTTGCAAGGGCAACTAAAACTGTCTTAGGTAATAGACCTCACTTAGAAGTAGAACTACAGTATAAAAGAGATAATGAAGAAGCCGGTAAATTACTGGCAACTACTGGTAAATATTTAAATGATTTAATTAAAACTATATCTTCAAAAACTGGAAGATCAGATAAAGATGCTACTGATAGTTTTAAAAAACTAATAATTAGCTTAAAACCTTTAACTGAAGTAGTTATAGCTAAAGCAGCAGAACTACAAAGTACACCTTCTAGCAGAGATTTAGCTAATTTAATAGCTGGAGACGCAAGAGCCTTAAATCAGTTAGCAAGCTCTTTAGTAAATACTAAAGGATCGCCTTCTTTAAAAGAATCAATTAGTAAAAATATAGCAAGTATAATAAAAACTGGAAAAACTTTAGAAGCAGTTACTACAAAAGTAACTGAAAAAGTATCAAAGACCAGTAAAGATAAAGACGTTGAAGCTTTAAATAAAACTTTTAAACAAGTAGGTAAAGCACTTAAGCAAGTACATGCTCAAATAAGTAAGCATAATAAAATATCTGGAACTAAAGCAGTATCAGCTACACAGCCATCTGCTGCACTACAGCGTATGCCTTCTATGACCTCTTTGCAGGCATATATTAACGAGAATTTACAAAGTGTAATTTCAGCTAATATGGGTGGAGGCACAGAGCATAGTATTTTAAATTATCGTACAGGAAGATTTGCTGAATCTGCTAAAGTAACAGCAGTTTCACAAAGTAGACAAGGTTTAATAACTGCTTTTTACACTTATATGAAAAATCCATATCAGACTTTTGAACCTGGATTTAAACAAGGTAGCCCTGCATCAAGAAATCCAAAATTGCTTATTTCTAAGTCAATTAGAGAAATTGTAGCAAATAAGGTAAGTAATAACTTTAGGGCACAAGCACTATGACTCGTAGAACATCTATTGTAAAAGCAATTGCTGAAAAAATGCAAGTGCAATTAAACGGGATTACCTATCCATCAAATGTATATGGTAATGCCTATCCCTCACTAAAATTTTGGGATGAAGTAAATGATTTTCCTTGTGTATATATGAGTCCTGGCACTGAAATTCGTCAATACGAACTTTCAGCATTTGCTTGGGGCTTAATGAATGTAAGCATAAAGGTTTATGCCCGTGGAGAAGATGCTCAGCTACAACTCGAGCAGTTGTTAGAAGATATTGAGAAACTACTAGAAAATAACAAAAATCTAGTATACGACGCCACAAAAAATCTGATAACTACTGAATTCTTAGTAGTATCTATAACAACAGATGAGGGACTTCTAAAACCTTATGCTGTCGGAGAAATTAACATACAAGTACGTTATCAAGTTATGTATGTATAAGTAGCCATAAGGCTATTAACAAATCGTATCCTAACGCACCAATCACAGATAAATATCTAGTAATGTGTCCGCAGGATGCACAAAATTAAAGGAATTAGATAATGGCAGCAACATTTAATCTAGTAAGAAATAGTAGAGTATTCTACACTACTAATGTAAACGCAAATACCGGCGTAGTAGCCGCTAGCGGTTTTACTACTGGAAATACACTAGAACTTCAAGTTTTAGATGGATTTACTTTTGGTCAAACTTCAAACGCAGACACAATCACAATTTCTGAAGCAGGTGCTACACCTACTCGAGGTCAGCGATCTTTCAACACAAGTTTAGGTCAAGCGGACTTCTCGTTCTCCACCTATATTAGACCTTCTAAGGCCGGTACTGTAGGCTCCGTTGTAAAATGCGAAGAGTCAGTACTATGGAATTCCTTACTTGGTTCTGTAGCTATCGGTGCATCAAATGCTATTGGAGTTGATTATACAGCTGCTTTAACAACACCTACTGCTGTTGGTTATACGGGCGGTACTCTAACAGTTACTGGCGCCACTGGCGACTTAGTAGTTGGTGAAACAGTTATGATGACTGG